GGTTAATACGTTCGATATATACTTCATCATCCTTCTTGAACTTAGTTGTGTCAATAGGGGATTGAATAATATAACAACCCGAACCAATGTTACCTTGGAAGTTATCAGTACCGCTGTATGCGCGAGGGTTCTTAACGATACCAACTTGACGATAGTCGTTACCAACGACAACACCTTGGTTCAAGTCAGTGGAGATGTTAGAGTAGAACATCAAAGAACGAGCGAATAACTCTTCTGGCGCATTCTTACCGTGACCGCCGTATGGTGAAATAATGGCACGTAATAGAGCACCGTTACCGTTACCTGTAATCTTCACGTTGGCGTATGTATAACCTTCTCCACGTTCAGTTACAGTAATTTTAACGATGGCATTAGTTAGTGGATCAATAACAGCAACAGCCTTTGCACCTTCACCGTCACCCTCGATAGAGATGTTTGCCACACCATATGAGTAACCACCAGAAACAATAGCGATTGCATCAATAGTGCCAGATGGTGTTAGAATTTCGTTGTTAGCTTGTTGTGAAGAAATAGCACCTAATGACAAGTCAGCAGTTAACGCAGCGCCAGTACCGTCACCAGAAATAGTCAGTTCCGCTTTAGTATAACCAACGCCTGGGTCTTCAATAACAACGTATACAATTTGACCATTAGATACAATCGGAGAAATGTGGGCTTCTGACTTTGCAGTGAAGAAAGCAATCTCAGCGGCTGAACCACCAGCGTCAATAAATGTAGCCTTTGGCGTCGCTGAGTAACCTGCACCGTAACGTAGAACTGCATAACCCGAAGCTACGACGCCGTCTCGGCGAAGTGAAGCTGGTTCACCCAAATATCTCAAACTAGCAGTACCGTTTAACTCAGTACCAGTAGTGTGTGTTGGAGCAGTTCCTGATGTAGTACCAGCGACAATGACTTTATACATTCTATTGTCAACATATACAGTTCCACCCGCATCAGTTGCTGTATTGGCAACCCATGCTGGAGATGTGATAACAGTACCTGAGTTATGAACTGGTTCACTTGATCCAGTAATACCGTTCGCAACGACAGTGTATAAGTTTACACCGTTTGCTAGCTGGTCGTTTGAGTAAACTTCAAGTTCTGAACTCCACGGTGTACCGAAAGATACTGTTGGAACTGATGTATAATCTTCACCAGAGTTAATAACGTATGTGGAGATTACTTTATCTTGGTAAATCTTAGACTTAACAACAGCGAATTGACCGCCACCACCTTCAATATTTACAGAAGGAGGTGTATTATAACCAGTACCTGAGTTAACAATAACAACTTCTCGAATTAAGCCATTCAGTGTGATACCATCGATCACGCCAGTTTCAACGATGGCTGTAGCCAAAGCAGCAGCACCACCACCGCCTGTAAATGAAACTGTAGGAGCTGTATAATTTAAGCCACCATCATCGACGATAATACCAGTTATTGGCGATCCAGAAAGAACTGGAGTTAACACAGCTCCAGTACCCGCACCTTCAATCAAGATTGTTGGAGTTGAAGTATAACCAGAACCGTTTGAAATGATAACAACGCTTGTGATCACACCGCTTGTAACAACCGCTTGGATAATAGCACCACCACCACCACCACCTGACACTGTCAAGATTGGTGTCACATATCCAGAACCACCGTTAGTTACAGTGATTGATGTGATAGTCGATGTTCCAATAGTGGCATGAGCCGTAGCGCCAGTACCAGTTGAGTCTAAAATATTGACTGTAGGTGGTGTCAAATATCCAGAACCACCGTTAGTCAACTCAATACCAACGATATTTTTAGGGTTTGTTACAGTGATGCTACCCTTTAGAGTACTACCAAGATACTTCAAAGCAGAAGTACCGTTCAATACAGAACCGAATCTGTGAGAAGGTTCAATAGTTGATGAAGTTCCTGGGGTGACAACTTCATAGAAGTCTTTGGAACTGTTGTAAATTCTTTGACCTAGAGAAAGAATACTTAGTGGTGTGAACGGTGATGCGCCGCCGACTGGATCACTAAACACCACAGACGGTGTTGAATATCCTGTACCGCCGAGGATAACCTCAGCTCCAGTTACATAAATTGGATCTGATTCTCTGTAACCATCACCTAGAACAGAGACAGTAGCTGATGTATAGTTCTTACCTTTGTTAGCAATGAAGATGTTATCCACTGTACCATTAGAATAGAAGTGGTTAGTCAATGCTGATACAACAGGGATGTATTCATCAGTGTAAAATTTGTTACGCAAGTTAATTGGAATGTTATACATAAACTTCCAAACGTAACCTTCGCTAGTTGTAAATGGGTCTAAGGCAGTACCTGTTGGTTTAATCTTAGAACGACTATTATTGTAGTTATCCAAACATTTGTATACGTTGTATTCGTCTGTAACTACATAGAAGTCGCAGTCTTCCAACTTCTGTTTACCAGTAGCTGAAATACCCATAGATGCTTTAAGGATAGCACTTGATCCAGAAGGTGATGTAATTTCAACTGTTGGCTCCGATGTATAACCATAGCCACGGTTAGTTAAAACAACACCAGCAATTTCACCAGCTACAACTTCAGACACAACAGCAGTGGCACCTTGGCCACCACCGCCTGAAATTGTAATAGTTGTGTCATACAAATCAATATAACCAGTACCGCCTGAAATGATGTTGATACCAATAACTTCATCAGAATATTGGTCATCATACATATCATAAATTGTATCAGTCACCCATTCTTTACGTGGGACAACAAATGCAATATCAGATGGTCTGATTTCTTTGTATGTGATAATCTCATTACGGACATCGCGCTCGTACTGATAACTATCAATTGGGTAAGGTGGGCTGTCTTCATTAGTCCACGCCAACGTTTTACCAAGAAAATAATAGTATGAACCTGTGCGTGTAACCAAGTCTCTGTAGACGCCTTCGGCCAAAGACTTATGTAATATCGTTTTAACTAATGCTGTATCAGCCATATTTCTCTCTTACCCAATTTTAGGATTATAAACTTACCTTGATTTGTAGAAAACTACAAATTAACTTACTGTTACTTTCCAAGTAATAGCAATGGTATCGCCAGCTTGTTTAGTAACAGTTGGGAAAGTTGTGCGGCAAAGCAAAGTACCGTTAACAGAAGCGTTAAAAATACCAGCTTCAGTAATAGCACCAGTACCAGTACCAGCAGGGAACGTAGCAGTGTAAGTGATGTCGTTAGTACCTTGAACGGCACCGCTCAACAACACTCGCGCAGTTTGAGTACCCAAAGATGTATCACCAACAACTGGAGATGCAGTACCAGTACCAATACCCATGTGAGTCATAGCCACTGGGTTGTTTGAGTTTGTGGCAATCATCTTACCAGCGATATAGTTTTTACCAGTAGTAACAACCAAATTAGGCACATCAAATTCATTAACGATTTGACCGTGTTCGTTTGTTTGAGTAACGTGAACCATACCTGTGGCTTTTAGTCCGCTTTCTTGAATCATTTCATTCATAGTATTCTCCTTAGAATTGTTGCTGTAGACCAGCGTTATATGTTAGATCTTCGAAGTAACCGCCTTCATCATACGGGTCTTTAAACAAGTAACCGCTTTCGGCAGTTCCATCAGTTGCTTCTTCATAGTATTTATTAACTTCTAGATAGATTGTTTCAAAATCGCTTGGTACTGTAAAGTCTAAACCAAGGCTTCCGATGTCTTTATCTATTGTGTATTTGACGTCGTCATCGCGTACACCGTTATTAGTCACAGTGTATGGTCCGAATTCATCGTCGACACCCTTATTGAAGTCATAGATGACTTCTTCTTCTTGGATGATAGTCTCAATAGAAACTTTCTCGAATTCATATGTCATGACTTCATGGTCAGCGATAACAGTTTCCTGCTCGAGTTCCATACTCATAACCTTAATGAATACACTATCATCCAACTCATCAATTGATGACGTTAAGTCTTTGATAATATCCAAGTAATTCGAATCTGTAGTTGGAACAAAATCGAACAATGTAACACCAAGAGATTTGACCAGAGCTTGGAAACCGATATCCAATGCGAAAATGTTTTGAATACTATATTCACCGAACATCGCCATACCAGATGGGTGCAACATAGTACGAACAACTGATGCATACGATTGTAGCTGCTCGTCGATCTTTAAAACATATGAGAACGCTTGGTAATATCTTGAGTCTTGGATAAACATCGAATCATCCAAGAAACCATCGTTTGTTTTATAGTACCCTGGATATTTAGCGACAGCTCCCAGAGTGACGTTCAAAATAGCTGGGTTATCTGTGATTGTGTTGCTAGCATCAGTAAAGAATTGACGAATAATTGTACCAACGTATGCACCGTCAGACCAATCATAATCCCAATAGTCTCCTGTGTTGATGTAACCGCCTTCGTTAAAACCTTCAGTTTTATCGTACACGGAATAATCATAAATGCTACCAAGAATAGGTTCGGCTGTGGCGCCAAAACCAGTTGTGTCTCCTGGTTTATTTTGTAGCGTTAAGAATGCGTTTGTATAACCTTCACCTTGGTCATCCAAAACGATGCTAGTTACAACACCATCCGTCAATACTGCATGAGCTGCTGCACCTGTACCGTTACCACCGATGATCACGTCTGGTGGTAAAGTATAGTCTTGACCACCAGCAATAACCTCAATCGTTCCGATAATTTCAGGAGTCAACTGATATGAGCTAGTCATATCATACGTTGTTTGTTTCTTAACTCTGTTTGATACCGCTGATGATGGTAAAACCGTCAACGCAAAGTCTGTGTTATAGTGAATACCAAACTTAATAACGTCAATCGTCTTCAAACCGCCGTCATCAAAAATTGACAACACTTTAAACCAAAGCGGAGTACCTTCACCTGATGATACTTGGAAAACTTGTCCTGGTCTGAAACCAATACCACGTTGATGAATCTTAACTCTTGACGTACAAGGAAGAATCACGCCTTGGAATTCAGAACCAAACTTAATGGTATCGCCTGGGATAACGTCGCCGTAAAAGTTACGGTCTAAGAAAATTTCCCAGATGTTATCTGCTTTTGAAAATAGAGTTACCTGTTCAACGTTGGCTGTAATTTTACTAACGCTGACCGCACCCTTGACCAATTCAGTACGAACAATTTTCTTAGAAGTTTGAACGTCAATCGTTTTACCGATTAGAACGTTAGGGTCTCCAGACTCAACTTGAACGAACAAAGCAACGTCTTGTTTCCAACGACCGTCGGAAATTCTAAGCATACGTTTACCTGGATAGTCCATGTAAACTTCTTTACCGAACAACAAGCGGAACAAC